CGTCGTTGAGAACTAGGCGAGATGTGAGCGTGGTATGTATCGGAAATGTATTTATTTCAGCAAAACTATTTGGTTCATAGGCAATAGCGCAATCCGAATGGGATCCAATGCTCATGCCTTTGTGGTATTCAATGAAATAACCCCGAGTTCTCCAAGTCACAGTTTCCATAACAACAGGGAAAGATTTACAATATTCAACAAGGCATTTGTAGATTGAATCCTCTAAAAGTTGAACAAACTTTTTGTCATCATCTGATATACCCTGATACAGAGTGTTCGTGTGCCTGATGGGCAAAGATTTTAATGATTCGCTGTTGAATTCATATCCACCATTGTTTTTAACTGTTGGATCATCATTGGCAAGACCATAGATTGTTGGGGGTGAGTTTTCATACATCCTCTCCATGAATGAAGAAAAAAATTCGCTATCCACATCAAAAGCATTTTTGAAAAGAATTATTCCGCTACCAAGATGAGTTGCTTGCATCAGTTCATCCGTGAAGTAAGAGTAAAGCCAAGATGAGATTCGTCGGGAACATTCTGTTTTAGGTAACTGCGGAAATCATCACGAAGACTTGGCATATAAATATTTGTAGCCCTTTGCGCCTCTTCGGGATCCGTATTCGGGTCTACTATCGTTTCGTTTAGTTCGGGGTTTGGTGAACCATGCGAATACCAACCAAGATAACTGTATCTAGTTCCACCAGTTACAGGCTTGACCTCATGCGAGGCAATGAAATTAGATGGGAACATCAGAATATCTCCCCTGCGAGGGGAGTAAGTAATACCGAGGTAATCAAAAGAGTGCTCCCCGCCACTGAATGTTTCTTCCGAAACATCTGCGATATCAACACAATCATTGACATACATTACGACAGACAAAGTATTTTTTACAGGTAGTTGCTCTTTAGGATGATCAATCCCGTACATATAGTCAACGCTTGAGTCGGAATGTGTTCCAAGAAATAAGCCACCCCTCCCAACAGAGTAGGAGACTATGTGCCCTTTAACCTTCCACCAAATATTTTTGTAAGCAAGCGGGAACCGTGTCAAATACTCAAGTAAGCATTTGTCGCGTGCAGATTCCAAAAAGTTGAATAATTCAATTACTTCACTTCGCTTATCTTGATGCGCATTTGCTGCTCGCCGAGGCATCATGTCAACGCCTTCTTTGTCAAAAATGTAACCACTACGGTTTACATAGCACGCTTCGCCAGTTTCGGGGTTTATTCCCTCTGTGTACATTGATTTACGTTCGGCAGAAACAAATTCCTCAAATAATTCCCTAGTTGATTCCCAGTCAATACTAAACGCATTGCTAAATAGGACTACTCCACCACCTAGGTCTTTGCCGTCAATCTTGTTAAAAATCATTTTGTGTAATGGTCTTTCGCTCTACTTTTGAATAAAGTAAGATTATCTGGTCTACTAGACCCAAGCGGGTACTTTTCATTTATGTATTTTTCGTAATCCTCAACTAATGTCTCAAGCCACCATTGACCACCAGAATGGTAATCACCATCAGGGGCAACAGGGTTAACGCCGTGTTCTGGGGCGGGAACACCTTGGGCAAACCAAAGAAGGTACGAATAGCGGGAACCCTTGGTTATTTCATGTATTTGATGAGCGCCTAGATAATTTGCTGGCATTAGAACGATTGAGCCAGTATGAGGGACAATGTCAATATCAAAGTACGGGATAGACATGTGTCCACCACTAAAGCCATAATCGCATTCACTCCCATCATCAGTACATGAGTTGAAATAAACAAGTGCCGAAACGACATTCCTTGTTGCGTGATCTAGTTGAGGCATCGCCCCATATCGGTAGTTGACGTCGTTGTCTGAATGGAAACCAAGACTTGCACCTTCGTCATAACAAAGAACATGCCCACCAGATTTCCACCACAAACATTGCAGAATTGCGGGAAACATCTCAATATAGGAAAGCAGCGCATCATATACACGGTCGTCGCATTCCTTGAAGAATGGGTGGGTTAGGTTCTGTATTCTGACTGGTGCAGATTTGTATGAATCAAGACCATAAATGAATCCACCTTTGTTGACGGCGTGAATAGGCTCACCGTTTTCATCATAAATTACGGTGAAGTTTTCCTTCCGCCATAACTCTTTTTCATTTTCAAGATATGAGATCAAGTCGTTCTGAGGGACAGTTATCGCGTTCTCAAAAAGTACGGTTCCGCCACCAAGATGTCTTGGCTCAAGTGGTTTTTTATCATTCACCAAAAATTTCCTTTAACGCTTCCAATATTGTTCCAGAACTTTGGTCAGTTAGTCTCTCCAATGCTAGAGGAAACTCTCCCCAACTGAACCGTCGTATAACCCTACCAGATGTGTCTAAAATAAACTTTTCATAGTTATGGGGGACTCGGTGAAGAGCCTGATTGGCGACATTATGACCATGAGATGCTTCTGCTGAATTATCTGCCCTCGTGTCACTAGCAACCCTTTTTGCTGTTCCCTTCAAAAAAGAAAACAACGGGTGCTCATTCTCCCCGTTTACTTCAACTTTTTCCGTGATCGGAAAAGTTACCCACGGGTATGCTTTTTTAACAAATGACGCTATTTCTTTATTTGTTGCTGGATCCTGTGACCCAAATTGGTTGCATGGAACTCCAACAACAGAAAAATCCTCATACATATCATGAACCGTTTGAAGTTCCCATAACTGTCTAGCGGTTCTAGCATAAGACCATATTGCACTTGTTTTTGGCTCGTATTTTGCTTTAGTTGCGATGTTGACAATCATGCATGTTCTGCCACGAATGGTGGATAAAACATCATCTGTCAGTCCATCAGCCGAAGCAATTTTGATATCAAAAGCCGAGTTCATTGGAAACACCACAAACTAGGAACAAAAAATTTCATACCAGAAGTAATCTTGTTCACATAATGGGTAAATTTTTCTGTTGATGGAAATATCACGACGCTTCCTGCTTTGGGTTTGATCTTGATTTTTTGTTTAACGAAACTCAACTCACCGCCAGAGTAGTCATCATTTAGATAAAGAACAGCCGAAATATCGCACCTCGGGTAGCCAGTATTGGTTTTTAGATTATAGATCGCATCGTGATGTGCTTTGAGTGACTCACCGACCTTGTACCCCAACACAGAGTAATTTGTTTCCAAGAAACATTCCCTATCCCACAACTTTTGGATGGTGCTATGTATTTTTAGCATTATTGGGTCAATCGCTGGTCTGATTGGATAATCCTCGCTTGGTTTGAGAATCACGCTTGCTGGTGAATACCTTGCTATTGAATCAAGGATGTTTTCGCCATGAGATGAATCTCTATATCCATCTTCTCCTTGTGGTTTTGCTGTACTGTCCCCATATTCGGAGTTTGCAATCATTTTTGCAATATAGTCCAACGAAATTTCATCAACGAAACCGTCAATGATATGAACGGAATCAAAATGCGCCCTATTCATTGAAGGCACCAAAACTGTGTCACAAAAAGTCTGACTCCTGATTCAACGGCGTCAACATGATGGGTGTAAACCTCCGAAGATGGGAACAAGGCAAGCATCCCCCTTCTAGGATTAACGCTTACCCCCAAATTATCAAAGTGCAAAGTTCCACCAGTAAATCCGCTATTCAGATAAAGGACAGAACTCACATCGCGACTTTCATATCCTGCTGGCGTTGCGAGATCAGGTTTTAGACCATCGTAGTGAGAACGTAACTTTTCACCTTTTTGGTATCCGCAAACATTAAAATTTTTTTCTAATCCAACCTTGCGATCCCAAATAAACTCAATACTTCTATGAATTTTCTCAATTATTGGAACAAAAAATTCGTCAAGTTGCCCTGTATTTTCTACAACTAATGAGGGCTGATTGTATTCCTCACCCCTTTCATCCTTCTTGGACGAATAAAAGTTAACTCCGTCATCGCTAAGTTCTGTTTGAACTTTCTTGGGGAGAGCAATCAGCATTTTTTCAAGAATTGTTGCCGTCTCCGTATCAATGAAATCGTCCAATATGTGAATACCGCCAGTTGTCGGGTGATCAATTATCATACTGAAATAACTCCCTTGACATTAAGCGTAGAGTAATCGTTAATCTTCATATAACCGCTCACATTCCCATTATCTTCAACAAGGTTCAAAGATACATTTGCGATCATGGGTGTTGAAACTTTGTAATCAGAGATGAACTTTCCTTCTTCTAAGGAGTATTGAATATCCGTAGAGTACTTTCCTTGCTCAATTTTGGCTTTTGTATCCGTATCAAAAACCACAGACACGGTCTCATTTCCTAAAGGTGTTGAAACTGTCAATCGGTAAGACTTGCCGAAAACGGGAGATCCAGTTTCATAGTGGAAGCCACCTTTTAGCAATCCAAGAGGGGGACATTCCTTACCCCAAACATTCACGATTAAGGATTGTTTTATTCCAGATGAGGATGGTGTGGTTCCGTGGAGTTCGTGACCAGCATCAAAAATGATCAAGCGGTTGCTTTTGTATTTTATTCTTTCGCGACTCTCAACAGGACTGCTGTCCAAGATCTGATCTATGAAACTTTTTTCCAAAGAACCAATTGAATCTCTCTTTAGTGGATGTGGGTAAATTTCAAAGAAACTTGGCTCTTCGTTCTCAACTCCCCACCAAACTGAGCCGAGAACCGGCGTACCTAATGACTTGTCGTGGATGTATCTTGCGGTATCGGCATCAACATGTGGTTGTATGTATTGACCCTCTTGGTATGTCCGCGTCCAATATTCAAACCCGACTACATCGTTAGTGTTAATTCTTCCCTCAAAAATCCTTTTTATGAGTTTCTTTTTGAGAGTATCCATCGGACTTTTCCACCATCCATCCCAAAACATATAGGGTGAAAAAACTGAACCATTTGGATCGTTGTACATGTTTGGTTCAGATGCAACCTTCTCCCCTCCCCCCATAGACGCAGGGAAGAAAGACTCGTCGCTAAAAATGGCGTTCAGCGTTGCCTCATCAAAGAAATCGTCTTGTATAAACATGTTAATTTTTCACCACTATCGTAAGACCGTAGAAAACTGGAATATGGTAAACATTGCACCACTCGTTATGTTTGAGTTCGTAATGCCATTCCCACGCAGGACTGACAACTGTTTTGTTGTGGTACAAAAACGAAGAGTCTGAACTGTTCTGAATCAGCATTACCCCACCGCTGTTCAGTCTGTCAACATATGTTGATGGGCTAAGAAATGGGTTTTCCATATCCGAAGACCAACCTAAAATTAGATCGTATTTAGTGTCTTCATCTAATTCAACCTCTTGTCTTGTAACCATTTTGTATGGAACATCAGGGAGGATACTGGAAACACCTTTTGCAAAGCGCTCATAATACAAAAGCCTCTTTGAGTTGAGTATTGAAAGTTCTGCACCATACTGATTGACCAAAGCATCATATTTAAATCTGTCCAAATATCCAGATATAGACAAAACACTTTTCATTCTCTTCACATCAAACATCGCAAAAACTAAGGACAAAGAAAGCCATTGCGGGCTTGAATACCCCTTATGCAATTTTGCGTGGGGCTGATGGATGACGTAATCAAAATCACTTGCACCACCAGTTGCGATGTTCCTACGGTCAACACCAACGGTATTGAACATGTATTCCCCAACAAGAACTGACTGCTCGCAATCCTGATCTATGCAAGCGTCAGCAAAATCAGCCAATGGCATATCCGTGAAATTGCTTAGATCAAATAACTGATCCAACTCATAACGCTTATTTTCAGACATTTGACAACTCATACGAAGATATCTGTAGATCAAAATACGAACGCCTAAAAACACGAGTGAGCAGTATGTTTAAACTTTTCAGATATTCATATACCGCATAGTTCTCTACACGAGCGTTTATCTGGTGCGAAGGTTTATAGGCATAAACAGAACGAATTCGTTCAATCACTTCATCAAACGAAACACTCCCAAATTCGGAAGGTTCATATCCAAGCGTGTAAAGGACACAGGCTATGCTCGCGGAGGCATAGGAAAAATCTGATGAGGCATCATATGTTTCATTCATCAGAACTACCTTCAACCGTGTAATCAATGGTGTGGCAGTCTGTTACCCACTCGCCATCGGACAGCCACCTGCCTGTTTCGCTTTCAAAATAGATAACCCCAACATCAAATTTTGGTAAATCTGTGTCGGCTTCCCCAAACCTAGTTGGCTCATCTTTTTCCTTCTTAGGATCCATGAGATTAACCCAACTTTTTGAGTGCTGAAATTTCTTTCTTCAAGCACTCAAAACTTATATAAAGAGGTTCACGAACATCGTATGGGTTCGGTGAATCCGCATCAACAGAGGAACTGTCAACATCCATTATTTTACTAAGAACAAATATTGACTCTTCCAAGAAGATCTTTGCTTTGGACTTCGCTTTTTCGTAGTTGAACTCTCCGATAACCATGAAATTATCCTAGCCCAAATAAGGGTGATATTGGGAAACCCCTTCTGTCGGGTTTAGATTAATTCCCTTATTTTGCTGTGCAACCCAATTAATTTATCGGTGGAATAGAAAGAAGCAAGGGTGTATCTATCCCCGTCTAATACAGGTTTCACTTCATGCCTGAACTCGCATCCGCTAGGGAAAAATACTAATTGGTTTGATTTTGGCTTGATCAATACATCTAATTCTTCAAAATAGAGTTCCCCACCTTCATAATCATCGTTCAAATACAGTATTGATGAATACTCGTTCAAAACTTCAGATACCAGATTGTTTGGGTCGTAGTATCTCAACGGGTCTGCACCGTCCTCGTAGAAACCTTCAGAATCGGCGTGCATTTTTAGGTATGAACCAGCCGGGTATTTTCTCAGATATGGATGATAGAGGAAAGAAAGCCTGCGACCGATTTTCGCGGATACAAAAAAGAGAGCCCTAGAAGATACGGCAATACTTTCCGCGCAGACAGGCACCCCATTATCCCTCGCCCCGTCCACATATTCAACCCAAGTGTTATCCCACTTCTCAAATTTGAGACATTCGTCAAGGATTTTGGTCAACTCGTCTTGAGTTGCAAAACTTTCAACAACATGGACATTTGCTCTAAGCAAATCTCGGTGGTCTAGCATTGACATGACTACCGCTCTGGAACTGTAAGTTTCGGCACTCCTGTAAAAGTCGGTCCGATTCTATTCCCGTCAGCATCAAGCCCTGTTTTTATTCCCTTTGTCCAAGTCCAAGGATTCTCTATTTGATTCTTGGACTTCATGTCGCCATACTTTTGGCGCTGTTTCACTAATTCTTCGTCATCCCAAAGACTAGACACCTCAAAGGTTGTTTCTTCTAGCACCCTGTTATCAAAAACTGTAAAAAACATAAACGGCATTCCTGCTGGAAAGACAACAGGGGTATCAATTTTGTTGATCATCCAGTTCATTTGGAACTCATCCGGCCACCACGAACTTGGAATAATCGCTGAAAGCGGTGACGCCCCATCAACCATATAGTTTGGGGAGCCACCTATCCAAATGTCATAATTGGGGTCAGTTCGGAAAACATATTGAGTTGAAAATGAAATCATGCCAATAATGCTTGAGTGGGCAATTACTTTAATAGCCCCATTTTTTTGGTCTATTTTGTCACCCGAGATTATCTTGGGTGGGACGTTGTGCCCGCTCCATTCAACGACAACATCCTGTTCAAGTTGCAACTCCCAACCATAAACATTTGCATAAGTCATTGGGAGACATTGGTAGGCGTGCTTATTGTATGTGTTATCCATCCACTCACGCTTCAACCTAGATTGAGCGATTTGTGGTGGATTGGTTTGGGTTTTGAGTAGATGTACTTTTGACATTAGTAATTTTTCTCTTGGCTATAACTTGCCTGACGGGTCAAGTCATGGTTGTTGTCGTTGTAGTCAAACATGGTTACCGCTGAATACTTTGTGCCTGAAAGCACTGGTTTGGCGGCGTGAGCATAAATGTATGTTGACGGGAACAGAACAATGTCCCCATAATCTGGTTTGAATGTTAAATCAAGATAAGGGAACCATAATTCTCCACCTTCATAGTCATCGTTCAAATACATGCACGATGATGTCGTGCAAGTGTAAGAAAAACCGTGGTCGGTGTGTACTTGGAAGTGCTGATTCGTGCCATAGCGAATGTAGTTAATGGCTTCCATGTAACCAAGGTGAATGTTGTAGCGCTTTTCGTAATCCTCAACGCACTCTTTGAGTGGGGTTTTGGTGTCGTTGTAGATGTTGACAAGTTCAGAAAACTGTGGCGGACAGTTCTTGATGTGCATTTCTCCCATCTTGCAATCAACGCAATCTCTGTATTCAGGCATTTTTTGGTTATACCCAACCAACGCCTCCATCCACATGTACGGTGCAGATTTGCTATCCCCGATTGTTTCTTCCAACCGCTCGGGAAGGCGTAGGGATTTAGGGAGTTCGTTCTTGTATAGAAGAATTCCGAATTTTGGGTCACCTAAAAATAGAGGATTTTTCATGCTTCCGAGTCTAGTTGCCAAAGTTGCTGTCTTGTGTACCGCGCCCCTGATATAACTGGTTTTATTTCATGAATCATGTCTTCGTTATTGATGTCTGTTGTCAGGTAAAGGGAATTCGCTCTAGGTTGCAGTTTTGTACCATAGTACGGGAAAACATTTTCTCCACCAACAAAATCTTCATTTATATAGTATGTACTTGAAAAGTAAGATATATTTTTATAGTCAGTTATTTCGTCCTCTTTAAAAGTGTCAGTATGTAAACGAAGACCGCAACCGTCGGAAAATTTAAGCAGAAAAGGGGCATACACACCTTTGACCGAAAGACCAAATAGTTCCTTAATCGTGTTTTGCACCTGCCTATCAATCTTGTCAATTGCCTGCAAAATTTCAATATCTGAAGGATAATTCCTTAGATATAGCCAACTAGAAGGTTCGGGCAAATAATCCGAATCAGATATGTTCCCATCAACAGCAACATAAGGTCTAAGGTAAACCAATTCAGGTTTTTTTGAATGACTGATCAACTCAAACCGTGTTTCGTAAAAAGAGTCTTTTAATTCAGAAAATTCACGATCATTACTAACATATTCAAGAATGGTTTGATGACTTGCCTCATCAAGGAATTCCTTGAATAATGAGAACGCTGGAAATCTTTTAGGCGTTGTCATCGTTTTTTAATATCCAAAAGTGTTGTCTCACAAATCTTTTTCCCGAAGTAACAGGGAGAACCTCGTGAGCCATATCTTCGTCCCATGGGGTGGAGTTTAGGATTAGCGAATTTGCGCGAGGCTTATATGAAAAACCCAAATAAGGGGTGTAGTTTTCTCCACCAACATAATCATCGTTTATATAGTAAACAGAAGAGAAATGGCAGATTGATTCTTTGTACTTTCTATCTCCATCAAAATCGTAGCCATCGCAATGCAGGCGGATTGATCTCCCCTGATCTATCTTTGTGAACATAGGTGGGAATGTGCACTCTACCCTCTGCCCGTACACATCGTATATTTGTTGTTCAACCGCAATGTCAATTTGTTTTATTATGTCAAGAATCTCCTGATTCTCTGTGGTGTGCAGAACCATGCACCAATCCACTTTATTCTGCAAACCCTCGGGGAACGGTTCATCTACCTCTGAGGCAGTTAACTTTTCAAAATACTCATCGTTCAATATGACGGTTCTCAGGTACTTCAAAGAATCGTCTTTGCTGTGTTTCACTAACTTGTAGCGAACTGGCGAGTTTGTTTTAGGCGAAGGTTCGTCCGATTGACCCCACCAAAATAGCGAGTCGTTGTTGCTGAAATAATCAAGGAGTTTTTTATGATCATCTTCGGGTATAAAATCTTTGTATATCGCAATTACAGGATATTTGTCCCTTGGTGGGGGAATGCCAAAATCATCTGGCTTGATCATGATCAGACAACCGTATAAAACGCTGGTGTGGTGTAACGCTCACCACTCGTAACCGGCTTTACTCCATGCATGTAGTAGAAGTCTCCCGGGTGCAGAACAGCCAAACCGGGTTTGGGTTTGACAATAATGTCATGCTCTGGATAGTAAAGTTCGCCACCCTCAAAGTCATCGTTGTAATAAAAAAGTGAATTAATGTCGTAATCAGGGAAGGGGTTTGGTGATCCATCGTTCAACTGTTTGTCCGCATGCGGTTGTTGTTCTATCCCCCCAAACCATCTGATTATGCATGGTGGGCGAGTACTCACTTCTACACCGAATATGCCTTCAATAGTTTTTCCCATTTTGTCAATGTAGAAATTGATTATGTCAAATATCTGTGGGTTTAATTCTTTGAGAATCGTGCTAGTACATTGACGGTCGTTCCAATACGAGGCATCATATGTGCAGACACCCTCTTCGTTGAATGTGTCTTCTAATTGGTCGTTATGCCAACGCTTAATGTTCCGCGAAAAATCTATGATCTTTGATACGTCGTCAGGATCAATAAAGTTTTCAATTATGTGGATGTTTTCTGAGCCAGTCCCAAACGCACCGGGTTTTATGTTCCACGGACCTTCACCGAATGATTTGTGCGCCAATTCCACACACAGATCCTAGCAGTACTAGAAGGTTCTGTTACTTAAATCGCGGTGGGAAGAACGGAGGGAAAAATGGTGGGAAAAATGGTGGAAAGAATGGTGGAAAGAATGGAGGGAAGAATGGAGGGAAAAACGGCGGGAAGAAAGGTGGGAAAAACGGCGGAAAGTATGGCGGGAAGTATGGCGGGAAATACGGCGGGAAGAAAGGAGGGAAAAATGGAGGGAAGTACGGAGGAAAATATGGTGGGAAATAAGGCGGGAAATAAGGCGGTGTTACCGATGCACTCGCTGCTGAAGCAGGACTAACAGGACCACTACTGCTCGTAGCAGTCACAGTAAACGTATAAGCAGTATTTGATGTCAAACCAGTGACAGTCAAAGGTGAAGATGCACCCGTTGCAACATGACCACCACTTGATCTTACCGTGTAGGAAGAAACAGTACCAGTTTTTCCAAGGTAGGCAGGAGCAGTGAACGGAACAGTAACG